GGGTGCCGTAGGTGAGGGCGTTACAGAGTTACGCGGAACCACGGGCCTGTATGATACAGCCACACGTCGAGCGGCAACGGATCCAATATTCTCGGACTTCAAAGAAGATGTAATCGGGGACACCGCGACAGATGTTGGTACAGCAAGTACCTCTATAGGCAGTGCCGCAACAGGTGGGGCCGCTGGTATACGCAGTGCCGCCGCAGGTGCGGACATTCTTGGACAGGCTGGTACAGCGCAGCAAGGTATGCGTGACGCAGGTGCGGGTATCGCGGGTCAGGTCGGAGCGGCACAGACTGGTGTAGACGTAGCAGCACAACGTGCCCGTCAAGCGTCGGCGCAAGCGCAGCGTGATCTGTCGGGTGCAGGAGCCTTTGGTTTGGGAGCCGCCGCAGAAGGCATTAGCCGTCTAGACGACACCACTGGGGCGTTTGATCCACAGGGTATTGGCGCGTTTATGAACCAGTATGAGGATGCAGCCGTACAACAGGCCATCCAAGACATCGCTCGAGCAGGGCAGATGCAAAGAAACGAGCTTGGTGCACAGGCCGTAGGCGCGGGAGCCTTTGGTGGATCTCGCGAGGCGGTAGCGCAGCAGGAACTCGGACGGAATATTCTAGAGCAGCAGGGTCGCACCGCAGCAGGAATGCGTCAGGCAGGGTTTGAGAGTGCCGCGCAACGTGCACAATCAGCCTTCGAAGCACAACAGGGCCGTGGTCAAACAGCCGCGCAGCTTCGTGGTCAGCTTGGTCAGGCGGGTGCAGGTACGGCATTAAATGCAGCAGAGGCCGCAGGTAGACTGGGGCTATCCGCAGAGCAGCTTGCACAGACAGGATCTTTGCAGGGTGGTCAGCTTGGGTTGTCAGGTCAAACCAATCTAGCGAGTATCCTGCAACAAGCAGGGCAGATGGGTATATCAGCGGAAGAAGCTGCGGCACAGTTGGGTATCAGTGCGGAGCAAGCAGCCGCAGGAATGCAAATGCAAGGTGCAGGAGCACAAGCGGATCTATCCATGGGTCTAGCGGGTCTACGGGGCACAGGCTTCGAGATGTCGCAGAACCTTGGTCAGTCTGCGTTCGAGGATCAGATGCGCCGTGGTCAGAACGCTTCACAGATATTTGGTCAGCTTGGTCAGGGCCTTGGCTCACTGGCGGGTCAGCAAACAGACATCGGCGTACGTCAGGCTGCGTTGGGCGAAGCTGCACAGCAAGCCAACCAGAGCGATGTCAATTCACTATTCAACATCGGAGCCTTGGAACAGGGTCAGATGCAATCAGAGTACGACGTACAGCGTCAGGCAGATATCGAAGAAGCATACGAGCCATATCAACGGTTCAACTACATGTCCGACATTTTCCGAGGTGTACCTTCTACTCAAAGTTCACTAACCGTACAAAGTGTGCCAACACCAAGCCCCGTGTCCAATATTATAGGTATGGCGCAGGGTCTTCAGGGTTATCAAAACGCTGGTGGCGGTGGGATATTCGGATAAGGGTGTAGTCGATGGAACAAAACGTATTCAACCGCAAACTCTTCAAGCGTAAGTCCGATGCAGCGAACAAAACCGCTGCTCGGGACAAGCTGCGTTCGATGGGTGGGATCATGGCATCCTCGGAGCCGTTGCTTCAAGAGGCGATGAAAGCGGTACAGAGTGCGCCTACACCACAGATCGACATACAAGGGATCATGCAAGCACAGAAACGGATGGGTCCAATGCCCTCCGCTCCGATGCCACAGGTTGCCCCGCAGATGCCTCAAATGCAGCCTCAAATGTCGCCGCAACCCGCACCTCCGCCACAAGCACCAGCGCAACCCGCGCCTCCACAGGGTATGAATCCGATGCAAAAGCCTATGGGTTTGAACATCGGTGGTCGCCCGATGGATCGCAGACAGGAGTTAGCAAACTACTTGGGGGCAGCAACAGGGCCGATGCCGTCGGTTGATATACGCCGTCAGGCAGGATCTGTTGTACAACAGCCTGAAGTAGACATGGATGCCATCACACCTGAACGTGCTATCGAATTGACTAGCGCAGCACAGAGCGGGAAGTTTCCTGTAAACCTGCGTCCGTTTACGGCTGAAACCGCAGGTAGCGATGAGAATGCAAACTTATTGAACAATCAAGCGGAACAGCTTGCAGCGGCTATGCAAGATCAAAGTTTAAGTGATGAAGATCGTGCGCGTAATCTGTTGTCTGCATTAGGTGGAGACGCAGAAGCAAAAAGCGTTAAGAAGGCTTTAGCACAAACATCGGAACAAGTTTTTGGTAAGAAGCTAAACAGCGAAGCTAAGATCGATGCTATGAACGACGCTATCACAGGCTTTGCTATTGCAGCAGGTACAAGTCCACGAGCCTCAAAGAACATTGCCAACGGTATGTTAGTTGGTCTCAAAGCAATGAAACAGACTGAACAAGGGCGCATTAACACACAAAATGCTTTGGCTCTCGCGGCGGCAAAAGGCAGCGGAAGCGGTAAGTCAGGTGTTTCCCCTGTAGAACCATACATAGATCGAGTGTCTATGTTTGCAGAAGAAATCATGAAGTCTAATCCAGGTACTGATCCTGTTAAGGCAATGGAACAAGCCAAACAAATTATTGGTCCTTTGTACGCGGGTGGAGCGGGAGGACCTACTGCGGCACCTACTGGCCCGTCGTTAACACCAGACCAGCAAGCAATGGTAAGCCAAGCTCAAGAGGCTATTGCCAATGGTAGGGATCCTGCTGCGGTACGACAGATGCTGATTGATAGAGGAATACCCGCAGGAGCTATTGGCTAATGGCTGAAAATCCTTTTATGGCGGCACCAATGGCCCCGCAAGAAACGGAAGAATCAGAACAAACAACCCCGATTGATAATCCTTTTCTAAATGCACCGATGGCACCAGGAACCTCTGCTTCTGACAGGGGCAGAACCTTGATTGGAGACACGGGTATTGCTCCTGTTGATTATGTCACAGAAAAACTGGGTCAAGTAGGCTACGCCGTAGCAGATAACATTATCGGTTTTGATGATGGTGTGGACACTACGGGTGAAAGACTAGGTTCAGCCGTTGGGAATGTAGCAGAGGGCATTGGGGCAGGTGTGGTAGGCGCAGCCGAGGGTGTCGGTACAACTTTAGCTTTGGTTCCTGATATTGCCTTGGGAACAGAGTACGGAGACAAAATTACGCGTGGGGCAGAAAATCTAAAAGAAGCCTTGGACTTTACCCCAGAGGGATTTTTGGGTAAGGGTGCGGAGATTGTTACACAATTTGTAGTACCAGGTGGTCTAGCTGCAAAGGGTGTAAGCATGGCGGCTAAAGCGGCCCGTGCAAAAAAGGGTTTGGCTAATGTACCACTAACCAGAGGGCAGAAGTTTGGTCTAGCTGCAAAGGAACTTGCTGCGGCTGGGGCCGTTGATGCTGCGGTATCCACAGACGGTATGTCCACGATAGGAGACTGGGCAGAAACAGGATACACACAAACAGAAGACTTGATTGGTTTGAGTGGTCGGGAAAAGGCGCTGGCACGTTTTCGAAATAAACTCCGTCTTGGTGTGGAGTCTACTTTGCTAGGTGGCGTTGCCCAAGGTGCGTTGATGGCGGGTGGTAAAACTATCGGAGCCGCCGTAAAAACTCCAACGGTACAAACCTCTGCAAAAGCAGTGAAGCAAAAGTTAGATGACACAGGTGCGGCTATCGATCAGCTTTTGTACCAACGTATGACAGCCCCCGATGAATTGAGCAGCCTTAAACGAGGGATTGCGAACGTAATAGCGTACGGAAAACCAGGTGGGTATTTGCCAAGAATGGCTGCGGAGGAGCGGTTAGCTGTAGATGCAAAGGTAGGCAAAGAAGTCGGCAGAGCGGAGAGAATACTAAAAGAGTTTGAACAAGAAATAGACAAGGCACTTCCCAATCTTCCTGATGGAGAAGAAGCTGGCAACTTAGCACGAGCAGGGACCCTATCTAAAGTAGAAGAGTTTCTCACTCAATCAGACCCCAAAGTAAAAACCCAAATACTTCAAGAGTTGCCAGAAGGAATTAGACCCAGCGCGGTAAAGATGCGTTCGCATATCGACGAGTTAAGTAACCGCATGGTTGGCAGTGAGTTTCTCAGAAACAATAACTTTACCACTAAAGATGGTCGTACGATAAAGGATGTGATCGATCAAAACATCAACAGTTATTTACGTCGTCGGTACAAAATTCATGAAGATGCTAAGTACACACCTACAGAAGAAAGCATTGCTGCGGCGGACGATTACTTCCGAGCAAACCGACGGGCAACAGAAAAAGAATTAACACGTTTAGCTAGACGTGATGTAAATCAAATGGAGTTAAGCGAAGAGTTCATGAAGGCCAATGGCCTCAGAACCACGGGTCCAGATCGAACTAATTTGGAAGTAAAACTTGGATCAAAGGTTACCGATGCAGCAGCAAAGAAAGCACGAGAGGCTTTCCTTAAACGGCATTCGATTAAAGCAAGACAGCCTTTTGAAGGTGGTCGTATAGCTAGAGAACAATTAGATACAGGCATGCTAGTCTCTCGCGAAAACATACCTCGTACGCTTCGAGCCTTAATGGGTGAAGTGGGAACTACGGTTAAAAAATCAGACAAGGGTTACAAGATTTATAATGACCCGAGAGAAGCGTACCTTTCGACTGCGGCAGATATATCTCAGTTTTCTGCTGTCGATGATTTCTTTTCTAGTCTTTCGCAACTATCAAACAGGCAAGACGGCCTGTTAAAAAACATGATTTTAAAAGGGGAAGGATTGTCTCCTGACCAACGTAAAGAGTTGGTCGAACGTGGATACGTTCAGTTGGGTGGAGATAGCTCCACGGGCATAGGTGCAATGAGTACCCCGACAGTTAAAGGAAGAGCCGCAGATAAAGATGAGATTCTTGCGGGAACTTCAGGGTGGGGTAGCCTTAACGATCACTATGTCCCCCGCCCACTTTACAACAATTTAACCAATTACATTGTTGGAGAAGAAGACGCTGGATATCAAGCGTTGCGTTCGACTTGGGAATGGTTGCTTCGAGCAAAAGGTGTTTCTCAATATAGTAAAACTATTTTGTCTCCAATTACGCAGATCCGAAATTTCACTACCGCATCTGCTTTTGCGTTAGCCAACGGGAATATTCCTGTGGTTGGTAGAGGAGGGAGCTTATCCGACTCTGCTCAAATTGTTTTAAGTAACCTGTTTAATAAAGGTGATGACGCGTTCACAGCCGAGCTTATGGATGCTCAACGTAGGGGCATGATTGGGACAAACGCAGAGTTGCGAGAGATTCAAGATTCTTTACGCAAGGGCGTAGGCATGACCGCTCGAGAGCCTAAGACTGCGGCTGAAGCGTTGGTTGGGGAAAAGGTAGCCAAGGCAGCATCGGGTTATATGAAACCGCTAGAGGATGTGTATCAGGCGTCTGATGACTTTTGGAAACTCTTTAACTATCAGGCCGAGCAAGCCCACCTTCGCAAGGCATTAGAAGGAGCATCACTTAGACAGAAGGTAAACTATCTTACAAAGAATGGTGAGGATCTAACTCCCGAGATACAGCAAATGCTGACTCGAGGTGATGTGGATATGAACGAATTAATTAAAAATCGTGCCGCACAAATTGTAAGAGACACCGTTCCTAACTACAACAAAGGTGCAACGGACCTTGTTAAGTTCGGTAGAAAACTACCTCTAGGCAATTTTATAACTTTCCCTGCGGAAATATACCGAACAGGGTTTGGCATTGTAAAACAAAGTCTTGATGACATGGCATCTGATATCCCCGCTGTCCAAAGTCGTGGGAGAAATAGGTTGGTAGGCTTCATGGGAACTACCATGGTTGCGCCTGTTGCTGCCCTTGAGTTTGGCTATGCTATCTCTGGAGTAACGCCAGAGGAAATGGACGCGTACAAGAGATCGTTTGCTGCACCATGGGAAAAGGGTTCTGTTTTAATACCTCTAGGTAAAGACGAAGACGGCAAGATTCAGTACATGAACTTTAGTACCTCAAACCCTTATGATCAGCTATATCGTTTTGCCAACCGTGCCGTAAATGAGTTCGACGATGCAATGCGAAAAGGTGAAGGACCTGATACCACTTTCGGCAAGTCTGTTGGGGGCGCGGTACAGGAGATTTTTGAACCATTTCTTTCCGAAGCAATGCTGACAGAAGCTGTTGTTGACGTGATAGCAAGAGGTGGCAAAACAAATACGGGAGCTTCAGTATATAATCCAGAGGATCCATGGCCCACCAAAGGGTATAAAATGATTACTCATGTTTTAAACACTATGGTTCCAAATGTCTCTCCCGTAGATTTAGACGGAGAACCAGGGCGTTTTATTCGCGGAACCGTAGGCAATATTGCACCTGGATTAGTTAGCCCAAAAGACAATCAGTTGCGAGAACGGGATTTTGCTACAGAAGTCATTCGTGCTTTTAGTGGTTTAGCTTTGCAAGAATTTAATCCAGAAAAAGGTTTGGAGTATGCCGCCTTTGGTCTAAGTGAAGGACGAACGGACTCTAAGAGGATGTTTAACCAAGTAGTTGACGACGGTAACGCATCTTCTCGTAGCCTTGCCAACGCATTCCAAAAAGCAAACAACGCGAAGTTAAATGTAGACCGTAGGTTCTATCAGTTGTTCGAAGATTTAAAATCCATGGGCATCAGTGAACGTAAGATATTTGGTATACTAAAGAGAGAAGGGGTCAGTGGTTACAAAGAAGTAATCGATGGTAAGTTTGTGCCGTTTAAGGTTACTAGAAAAAACATTCGGGACATGCGTACGGCGGGTATCTTTGATCAATATCCACAAGAAGAGATACAAAGAATACAGCGGGAAATGTCTGGCGTATCTTTAATCCCTGATGACGCCACACCTGCGGAACGTCGTCCTGCCAGTAACCCGTTTATGAACGCACCAAAGGCTCCAACGACTAATCCATTCATGAGTGCGCCACAACAAAAAAGCAACATTCAACTGAACAACTTCCAACCTACGATCCAACAAACTCAAGTGGATCCACGTCTGCTCCCTGATCCTCGGACCCGAGAGTTACTAAAACCTTAAACGTCGATCTTAACCGACACTCCGTTGCCACCAAACAGGTGAATGACTTCGTCGGAAGCCTGTTCGATCTCTTGGATAATGTCCTCGTCGCCAGTTATGCATGCCAGATTTAGTGCGCGGTTAATCAAATCAACCAAAGCCTCCACTTGCATCGGGTGCATTTCCTTAAAGCCGAGGGTATTAATTGGTTCGTTCATTCTATTTCACCCCAATCATCTTGGATATCTACATCAATTTTCGAGGGGACTTTGAGCGGCACACCAGTTTCCATAATTTCCTGTATTTGAGCAGCTTGCTCCTGCCCCTCTACGTTAAAGCATAACTCATCATGCACTGTCAGCATAGGAGTAAGTCCCGCCTCGTAACAATCGAGCATGGCTTTTTTGGTTTGGTCCGCCGCCGAGCCTTGGATCAATCTGTTTAACGCCTTGTAAGTAAACGCTCTTCTCAGCTTGCCCATGCCCCCGTACTTTTTGTTGGCCTCGTCGTACGGCAACGGTTTGTTGTACCCGAACGTGCTTGGTTCCCACAGGTCGAAGCGGCACAGTCTACCCAACAGGGTTCGGATCTGTCCCTTGTCCCCCATCTGTCCCTTGTCCCCCGCTCTGTTCGATGCCGCCGTCGCCAACTGCTTAACAAACGGAACCTTCTGGTGGTGCTTGTCGATCAGTTCCTTGGCTTCGTCTCCCGAGATAGCCAACTGGTCTGCCAGTTTACCAACACCCATACCGTACATGATACCAAGATTCACGGTCTTTGCTTCCTTACGGGTAATCCCTGCTAGGTCCGCAACCATCTGGTGCAGGTCCACGTCGCCGTTGTTGAACTCCTCAACGATGTTATCGACCAACGGTCCACGCATCATGTCTGGCATGTTCGCTGCGAAGTGTACCAAGAGCCTCGGTTCTTGGCTCGAGTAATCGAAGGACCCCCACTTGCATCCATCCTCGGGGATAAACAAACCTCGGATCAACTTCTTCAGTTCCTTGTCCCGTGCGGGAATTTGTTGGAGGTTGGGGTTCGACGCTGAAAATCTACCCGTGACCGTGCCCCCCTCGTCCCTACGCGTGGAGTGCAGTTCGGTATGGATCCGTCCGTTGTGCTCGTGTCGCAGGATGCTATCGATGAACGTGCTATCTGCTTTGTCGAACTCGCGCAGCCGTACCAACGCTTGACACACCTTGGCCTTGTGGCTGTTAAGGTATGCCTTGGTGAAGGACGGTGCACCTTTATCGGTGCGCGGATAATCCATATCTAATTTCTCGAACATCTTCTGAATGGAGGCGGATGCCCAGATGTCTACGTCGATACCTGCTTCTTTCTTGATGATCTTACGCAGGGCGTCTGTTTCTTTCTTGATGGTCTTCTTATTCCGATCGGCCTTGTCCAGATCCACGCGCACACCTTTGGTCCGCATGTCCAAGAGGCAGGGGATCAACCCTGTTTCCAGTCGCCAGATCGACCACAGGTCCTGCTTCTCTAGCTCAATTCGTAAAGACTGCCATAGCTTGAGCGTAGCAAGGGCGTCCTGTTCTGCATACGCGCCAACATACATCGGCGGTAGCTGCCACATCTCTGCCTTGGGATCGATGCCCCATGCTTCAGCCGCAGCCTTGAGTAGCTTCTCATCCTTGCGGATACCTGCATAGTCACGGGCCATAGCGTCTAGGCCAAAGGACCACCTGTTCTCGTCCACCAGTGCCCCTGTTATCATCGTGTCGATTATGTTGCCCTTAACCTCTACCCCCTCTGCACGGAGCCATCCTGCGTCGTACGTCGCATTGTGCATGATGATGTTCATGTCAGGGACGGACAGTTGCCTGTTGATCCACTTGAGCACCATCTTTGCGTCGAGGTTGTGACCATTCTGGTGACGCATAGGGAAGTACCACTTGTCTTCTCCTGCGGCTACAGCCACACCAATGATGTGCCCATCTTTCCGCGCCCATCCTGGTCCCAGTGTTTTGATGTTGGGATCCTTGGTCTCCAAGTCTACGGCAATCTCCTTATGACCCGTCAGGTCAGGAAACTCCGATGGGATGTTCCAATCTTTGTCGATCAGGTTCAGTTCGTTCTTGATCTGGTGATGCAGGTCGCTGCCAAATAAATTATCCATCTTTGTTCGCCATAAATAAATTCAACCTTTTGGCTATCTCATCCTCACGATCAGTGCACTCGCAGCCCAACGCACTGTACCCGACCTTATCTACCCACCCGTCTGTGGAATCTAAGTTGTGCAATAGACGCGCCGTCTTCATCCAGTCGAGCATCAAAGCCACATGACGTGGGGTAATGTACCCGTTGGTTGTCTGGGCTTCCTTAACTATCAGGTTCCACCCGTCAGCTATGCGCGTGAAGTTATCGTATGCATCACCGTAATCCTTGGCTCGATCACCGTTGATGTATTCCCCTGCCTTCTCTAGGACCTCATCTCTTTTCAATGCTTCACTCCCTCATATCCTGCCACAACAAAGGTGTCGCACTCCGCATCCCAAGTGAAACGCAAGGCGTCGATGTCCTCATCTTTTGTATTGTCCGAGACGCGCATCCGCATCTCGAGCTTGGTCATTTCCTGCCATTCTTCCAAAGTTATTTTTCTGTCTGTCATAGCTCGTACCTGTATGTTTTATCTGTATCCAATATGTGCAGTTCCTTTCTGGCTCTTGTGATGCCAACATAGAACGCACGGTGCTCATCGTCTGGGTGCTTGCTTCGCACACTTGCTTTTGTAGATGCCAAGAACACAACGCAGTTGTCATCCTCGCCGCCTTTCATGGCATGGAACGTAGACACTTTGATCCGAGGCGGCTCCGTTATGCTCTCCCCTCTCCGCTCGATAGACTGAACGTACAGCTTATCGTCGCTGCCTAATCGTACCACGTCCATCGGATCTCGGTCCAATGGGGCTTCCATTCCATACCCCAATAAATCTTCGTAACAGAACAGCTTCTCAGGAGGCGCAGCGTCGAGCAGCTTTATCGCCCCATGCTTCACCACCTTATGCTCCCCACGCTTTGGTACAGCGTCGTACAGTGCCTTGGCTTGGACGATGTTGATACGCCCACCACCCTGCAAAATACGCCACAACACAATGGCCTGACCTGACTTAGGGTCGATGGACGGGTGCCCCTTCACACTATACATGTACCCCGCCTCCCGCAACTTGGTTGCAAACTCTTTCACGAAACTGTTGGTTCGAGCCATGATGGTCCATGACCCCTGATGTAAGGGGATCGTATCCAAAGTAAGGTGGTAGTCGATCTTGCCTTCCTCTTCGCGAGGATGAAAGTCTTTGGGTATACGGTTGTGTATACGCTTCGCGATCTTCTGGGACAGCCCGTGGATCTTTCGAGGCAACCGATACGACTGGCTCAACACCTCGATGTTATTGGTCAAGGTGATAAACTTCTTCACGTCAACGCCCGTCCATCTGTGGATAGCCTGATCATCATCCCCTGCATAGATCACCTCATCCGAGGATGCAGCCATGTGCTTGACCATGTCCAACTGCAAAGGAGTGAGGTCCTGTGCTTCGTCCACGATCAGTAACTTGAACCGAGGGAACTCCACGCTCATGGCCCTCTCGATCAGATCAACGAAATCCAACTTGGACTGCATAGTCTTATAGACGGTCATGCTCTTCTCAATCTGCACCATCTTGACGTAGTGCATATTGTGGTCACCTTCCTCGTTGTACTCTTGCTCCAGTGACACGCCACGGTATCTGGCTCTGTCTATCATACGCATGTACTTGCTGCCGTCACCGCCCCCTGTTTCGACAACTAGCCGACCCTTCTCGGGATCCGTCTGGTCCATCCCGTCGAACGACACGCCGAGGTGCCTACCCATTGCTGCCCAATCATCCTTGTCCATGATGCTACCACGGGTCAGACCCAAGGCGCGGAAGGCTATCGAGTGCAGGGTGCGGAAGTACGCAAGCTGCTTGATGTCCATGCCGAACTCATCGAGCACACGCTCCACCGCTTCTTGTATGGCCTTACGGGTAAACGAAACAAACGCAATCTCCTCGGGACGGACACCATCCTCGAAGGCTTGGTGTATCCGTTGGATCAGAGTGTAAGTTTTACCGCAACCAGGTGGGCCGAGGATCAACTTCTCATTCGTCATTTTTACCTCGTGGGCGTGTCGCCAACCACTTCACAACCTCGGCCTCAACCCAACGACTGGTGTTGTTCTTGGACCCACTCTCCTCGCCCAAGATAATAGGCTTGGGGAAGGTGCCCTCTTTTACCCACTTGTATATCGTGGACTTGGATACGTTCAGCCAATCGGTGACCTCCGCTATCCGCATTAGTTTGTCTTCAGAATGGAATGTCATTGTTCATGCCCTCACTTTCTAATTCTATTTCAGCTTGCTCAAACGCAGGAACCCACCAGACACGCAGCGTTGACCGCTTGCCATCAGTCTTTCTGATAGCGTGGTGACCATGGCACTCCTGCCCCCCGTTCATCTCTTTCAGCCGCTCTTGTACCTCGGCTCTGGTATACTCGTTAAACCCTCGGTTCTTCAGGAACTGCATGATCCCTGCGATAGTGAACCGCGTGTAACCATCCTCGGTCCAAGGCTTGCCCATCTCCATCTCCTCGGGAACCATGGCTCGGATGCGGCTCGTGCAGTACACCTGCAACAGTTCCTTGAACTGACCTTTGATCGTCATCTCTTCTGGCACTTCTTGCTTCACAGACTTCGACATCAATTCGTTGACCATCTGTTGCCACTTCTGTGCCTTGAGTGTGGGAGGCATCATACTTAGCTGCTCCATGCACTGACGTTGCCAAAGGCTTTGGTTCTGTAGTTGCTCCGTGTTTAGTTGCATGCGCTGCCCGTCCACATCCATGAAGTACAGGCGTGGTTCTGATAGCAGGATCGTCAGGCCCCCTACGTTTGGCATGTCAGGGGCTTGGTTGCCCACGCCATAGGGTCGGGTCTTGCATACGTTCTTGTCACAGAAATCTTTGAGCGGACACACATCACATTGGTAGAAGTATGTAGGCTTCTTCTCCAAGGATCGTTGTATGTTTACAATCTCCGTTGCCTCGAGCGCAGGGTCGCAAAGCATACGGTTATACTCCTCGTGATGCTTCTTCCAATCGTCCGACCACTTGAGCCGACAGTACACACCCACGGCAAACATCGTGATGTTGCGGTTGTCCCTGATCTTTCCTTGTGATGCCATGACCTCGAGGCAGTATGGCCCGTCGGTAAAATGCTTTCGGTCTCCACCAAATGTCAGCTTGTCTAAGTCCGCTGCGCTGACCCGCGCCTTATCGACAGCTTTCAGAAACTGCTCGAGTTCCATAGCGTTGCCCTTCTTGTCCATGGCATAACGCATAGTCTCTTCCGCATTGTAGTACGGCATGTTGATAAAGTTACCAACGTCCCCTCGTTCCGCGAGGATCTTATCTTGCTTGGGGAATATCTCGCAGCCACTGTGACCAAGGGCAATCGACATCTCTGTCAAATACTCTCGGATCAAAGCCGCAGGTTCCCAGTCTTTCAGAAACAAAAACAGGTGTGCGCCACCTGACTTCGAGCGGCACAAGATCAACGGCATCTTCATTGCTTGTACCTTCTGGTTCAACGCTTCAAGGTTTAAGTCATAGGTGTCGATGTCCAATGCTCCGAACTTACAATCGTTCGAGGAGTTGATCGGAATAGAACCCACGCCTTGCTTGCCGTCGATGTGCGCCTGTATTTTTTCTTCGTCCAACGTACCATGAACCACGCGACTTTCCGCCTGGGTCTTGCCGTTCTTGCCACGTCGGCCCACGTTTGTTGTTCCGTATGCTGCATCCGAACCTCCGAACGCAGCCAACAATCTTTTTGCATCAGACATGCTTGGCTCCTGTTGAGGTTGAAACACGGTAAACTTTCTGGTGAAAACTTACCGTGCTTTGGCTACTTAAAATGGGATTTCATCATCCGCTACGGGAGCAGCAGTCTTCTCTGCTTGCTTACCCTCTGAAGCCTTAACCTCACCTGCGGCAATGCTTTGACGGAACGTCTTAGCTTCTTGATACAGGTTACGATCTTCTATCGCTCCAACCTTGGAGACCGAATAGTTGGAGTAGGTTTCGTTGCGCTTGTTGGTCTCATCCACAGTGGTGAGTTTCCAAACGGTGCTAAAGATAGGAAGGATCTGCATCTGCCCTGTCTTCGGGTTCTTCGCTTTGTTCATAGCGATCTGTGTCTTCCAACGCTTGGAGACTTTCATCGCCGTGACCTTGAAGTCTACCACCGCAGGTTCCCAACCACCTTCATCGTCCACGATCAGGCAATAGTATTCATCTGCCTTGACCAGTTGGTTGCCACTCGGAAGGATGTCCATCGTACCTTCCTTGGTAGTCTGAGTAATCACAGGATCACTTGCGTCGATCTCTCCTGCACAAACCCACCGCCGTTCTCGCGTGTGACGAACTCGGCATACTTAGTCGTGACGTAGCAGGGAACAACATTCAAACCCTCCTCGCCGTCATAGACTGCGTTGGTCAGGGTGTTGTACATGTCACCAGACGAAAGACCCTCGATGAACTTGGCGTCCTTCTTGTTAATCTGTGGTGACATCTGTTGTGCCAGACGAACGTATGGGATCATCAATTCACTGGCGTCAAAGGCTGCACCTTCTCCACCGTCTGCGAACATATCGTCCATTACGTCTGAACTTAACTCTGCATTTTTCTTTTTTGCTACCGCGTTTGCCATTATGCTTTCCTCTTTATCTGCGCTGCGTTGGTGATGAATGCCCCGAACATATCGAGGTCGATTGGTTTACCATTCTCAAAGCGTTCTTTTACAAACGCCTTCAATGTAGAAGGGTGAACATAGGTTTTCGTCGTAACGGGAAACCCTTTGTCTTGCAGGATACCAACGACATCTCCTGCTAGATTGTCTTGCCCCTTGCCGAAAGAACAGATGATATCGTTCTTGATGATGTCATCCAATTGATTATCTCTCAGCCATTCGAAAGCCTCTTCCCGATTACCTACGGGAATAGATGCTTGCACGATGAGCTTACGCTCCACCGATACACCGTCCACATCAAGCCGCTCAACACCCATCTCATCCATGAGATTAGGGATGCCTTCAATAGACAGCTTCTGCTTCTCAGCCTTCAAACTTTTCAAGTGTTGTTCCGTCTCCTCGATCTGTTGCTCGACGCTACGGAGTTGCCGAACCAGTTGGCTTAATTGCTTTCCAGTTCCTTCATCGACACTGGCTAATGCATCAGCCTCGTCGAACATGTCTTCAAATATCTCGGTCATTGTTACCTCCACCGTGGACCTTCGAACCACGCAACCAAAGAACGACGTATGCCTTTTGTTACGGGGTTTACTTTGTGCAGCATGTAGCTTGGGAATACCAAGACAGTGCCTTTTTCTTTGTGCCAATCAGGTAGTTTCTGATTGTGAATACCAAAGTCACCGCCCTCGTAATCGCTCGGGTCACTCAGTTGTACAGTGAGAGATATCTTACGATCATAGGGAACGTCATTGGTGAACGACACATCAACGTGCCAATCATAATGACCCTTCTCCGATTCATGGTATTCAGTATACTGCACATCGCAGCATCGTGTTACGTCGAATGCAAACGCTCTTCTGTTTGCCTCCTCTGCAAAACGCCACAGTCTATCCTTTAACCAAGTGTTATCAGACAGCCATGCGATACGACTTCGTCTAGCCTTATCGTTGTCTTCTTTCTCAGCGCCCAGTTTAGCTTTCTGGAACTGAGTTGCTGACGCAGCTTCTGCAACGCGCCCAAGGTCATACTCCTTGAAGCCTTCGTCGCCACGCCAAAGTTGAAATAGTTTCCTCAAAGTTTTCTCCTCTTCAGGGTTGTGGTTGACACACAAGTTCGAGTGTCGTACCTTGGACTGTATAGGAGGATACAAATGACTGTCAACTATAAATTCAAAACGAAACCATATGATCACCAACGGACGGCAATGGACCACGCTGGAAGCAAGGACGCATATGGGTTCTTTATGGAGATGGGAACAGGCAAGTCGAAGGTTCTAATCGACAACCTCGGTACGCTGTTCCTCGAAGGTAAGTGCAACTTCGCTCTTATCATCGCACCAAAAGGTGTGTACCGCAACTGGGTTGCGAAAGAAATTCCAGAACATATGTCCGATGACGTACCGCATCGAGTAATACGGTGGGTCTCATCCCCTAACAAGAAACAGAAGCAAGAATTAAACAGTATCAAAGACGCATACTCAGGCTTGACCATCTTCGTGATGAACGTCGAAGCCTTCTCAACTGTCAAAGGACAGAACGCAGGGATCTGGTTGGCAAACAAACTAGGAAAGTTTGGCCTGATTGCAATCGATGAAAGCACCACAATCAAAAACCACAAGGCCAAGCGCACCAAGTCGCTCATGAAAATCGCAGCAGGGTTCTCGTACCGTCGGCTCTTGACTGGGTCGCCCGTAACCAAGTCGCCCCTCGATGTGTATTCGCAGTGTGAGTTCCTTCGACCTGGTCTCCTTGGATATGATTCCTACTGGGCATTCCAAAGCAGATACGCCGTGGTCAAGAAACAAAACATGGGTGGTCGCTCGTTCACACAGGTGGTGGGATATCGCAACCTCGATGAACTGACAGATCGGATTGATCGATACAGCTATCGGGTGCTCAAGAAAGACTGCCTCGATCTGCCAGAGAAAACATACACCGCTCGGTACATACCACTGACCAAAGAGCAGAAGATGATGTACGAACGCATCCAACGGGAAGCCTTGATGCTGTTCGATGATGGCGAGATGGTCACCGCACCTGCGGTAATTACGCAGCTACTCAGGTTGCAGCAAGTGTTGTCGGGCCACATCAAGACTGACGAAGGTAAGATCGTTACCTTCCCAACCAAACGCATGGACGCGCTCGAAGAAATCATGGAAGAGCACGATGGTAAAGCGATCATCTGGTCTCGCTTCCGCTATGACATACAAGCCATCGTCCTTACGTTGCAGAAAAAGTATGGCAAGCATTCCGCCGCAGGGTACTTCGGGGACACAGGGGATGAGGAACGCAACGATATCGTACGCAACTTCCAAGACCCCAACCACCCACTGAAATACTTTGTCGGCAACCCCGCTACCGCAGGATACGGTTTAACTCTGACCGAAGCTGATCTTGTGGTATACTACGCCAACGATTTTAATCTGGAGACAAGGATCCAGTCTGAAGATCGGGCGCATCGTATCGGTCAGAAGAACCCCGTCACCTATGTGGATCTGATATGCGAGGGCACCATCGATGAGAAGATCGTCAAGTCCCTTCGCGCCAAGATTGATATCGGTGCAAAAGTATTAGGAGAAGAGGCACGAGAATGGCTGACACTAAAAGCAATAGACTAAAGCACGAGGCTGCTATCGAAACAATCGTAGACTACAAGCGTGGTCTCAGGCACCTCGATACTGGGGCCAAAGAGTTTTCAATGCAGACAGGGTTGGATGAGGACGTAGCCAAAGCATTCTTGAAAGGGATGAAGAAGCACAACGTCACGCAGATCCGAGGCTACAGTAAAGAGCCAGAGCGTATGCGCCGAGGCAAGAAGGGTAAACCAAACGAGGCCAAGCTATGACACAAGTAGAGATGAACTTTACCCGTGATCGAACACGATACGATCAGATGGAAGAGGCCGCGATCAAGTACCACAAGGAACACCCCGAGATATACGAACTGTTCTGTCGGTTTACCTTCGA